GGCAAGCATCGCCCTCGGGCTGTCATCGCTGGAGCCTGAGCGCTGGGGCAAAATCGCGACCGAGCTGCGCGCCTCTCAGGTTGCACCAGCACAGGCACAGAAGGCCCTGGCCGACGCAACGAAGTCGACCTATGAGGCGAACAACACGGAAGAGCGTCTGGCACTGGAGAATTCCCAGTCCCGCGCATCGCTGCGCAACATAGACAGCCAGATTGACGAGCGTTCCAAGCGCCTCAATCTCGACCGCGACAAGCTCCAGACTGATGTCGAACTGAAGCTGAGCCAGATGGGCCAGGACATGTCGAAGCTGGACGACGGCGCCAAGAAGCTTATCAACGACTCCGCTATCGCATCCGTGGCTGCCGACCAAACCGCAGGGCAGTTTCTTGACCTTGCAGGGCAGATTGAAAAGCTCGGCGGCGGCTATGGTGCGTTTGGTACTGCTGCAGAGTTCTTGGCTAACGCGACGGGTAACCAAGATGCGATGAGTGCGGCGCGCCGGGAGTACGTTCGCCTGCGTAACACCCAGGCTATCAAGAACCTGCCGCCTGGCGCTGCGTCTGATGCTGACGTGGCCATGGCACTGGAAGGCTTCCCAAAGGAAACTGCGGATTCCAAAACGCTGGCGGCATTCCTGCGCGGGACCGCGAAACTCAGCCAGATCGAAGCCGCGAACGAGAACGCCAAGTCTGAATGGGTTAACTCCGTCGGCCACCTTGGCAAGCCGAAGATGGACATCGAGATTGATGGTGTCGCCGTGCCTAAGGGCACCAGCTATACCGACTTCGCGAAGAAGTACATCACCGCCAAGACTGAGCAGCGCGGCGCCGAACAAGCGCAGCAGCGCGTGCCTACTCGCAGTTACATGAAGTACGCAACCCCAGGGGGTCAGTGATGGCGAGCAAAGCACCGAACGACCACCGCGACCCGTACTGGGCAGACCTATCCTCTGCAGCGGAAGAAAAGCTCGGCCTCCCCTCCGGTCTACTGGCAAGCATTGTCACTCGGGGCGAGCGCTCGAATAACGATCAGGTTTCCGAAGCCGGCGCAAAAACTCCGTTCCAGATTATCCCGGCCACCCGCAACGCCGTGCTCGACAAATACGGCGTCGATGCGTACCTGAGCCCCGAGAATGCGGCCGAGGCTGCCGGATTGCTCCTTCAGGAATCGCTCAAGCGCAATGACGGCGACGTCGCAGCGGCAGTGTCCGAATATCATGGCGGCACCAACAAGGCGAACTGGGGGCCGAAGACTCGCGCCTATGTTGGTCGGGTCATCAATGGCCAGCGCCAAATACAGCAGCCGGCGCCGGGGAGCACCTTTCAGCGCGTGAAGCAGTCGATGCAGCCGACAGTAAGCCGGGACGCCATTGCTCAGGTGTATGAGGCGTATAAGGCTGGCCGCATGAGCCCAGAGGAAAGGGCTGAGTTCGAATCAGATGTTGGCTCTGGTGCGGTCATGTTGCCTCAAGGCGCAACCTTGGCTGGTCAACAAGCTGTTGGGCCAACAGACAAGCCTGCGCCAACAGTTCTTCCGCCAGAAGTCACTGATGCTTATCAGACTGGGCAGATGACCGATCAGGAGCGCGCCGAGCTTGAAGAGGACCTGAAGTCTGGACTGGTTCAGCTATCCGCCGCGCCAAACAACATTCCCGACTTCCAGAATGGAGTGATTGTTCCTGAGCAGCCAGGGATTAATCAGCAACAAGATCCCACCCTTGGCCAGCAAGCCGCTGGTGTCGGGGAAGCAGCTATTGCGCTCGGTACAGGAGCTACAGGCGGAACGATTGGCATGATCGGCGGGACATTAAAGGGCCTGGCTGAACAGTTGTTGAGTGGCCAATTCGGCACGCAACAGGCAGCTGACGCGGTAGAGAAGTCCGCCATGGGTGGCGCGGAGGCGCTGACCTATGCTCCGCGCACCGAACAGGGCCAGCAGATGACCCAAGCCGTAGGTGAGGCGGCCGCGCCTTTGGCGGCTCTTGCGCCGTTCGCTGCTGAAGTTGGAGCTATTGCGCAAGGTGCTCGGGCTGCCGCGCCACTCGCCCGTGCGGCAACTGGGAGGGCTGTGGCACCAATTCAGCAAGCAGCCAGCAAGATCACCGCAGCGATCCGTCCGGCGGCAGCTGACGTTCAGTCCGGCGCGGCAGGAGCCCGCAGCGGTGGCGCTGCCGCCGTCGAAGCTGGAACACTTCGCCAAGCAAAGGCGCAGGAGCTACCAGTCCCTATCAAGCTTACAGAGGGCCAGAAGTCACGCGACTTCGGCCAGCAACGTTTTGAGCGGGAGACTGCAAAAGACCCTGAGCTTGGTGCGCCGATTCGGGAGAGATTCGAAGCGCAGAACCAAAAGCTTCAGCAAAACCTCGATTCATTCATTGATTCGACCGGGGCTGAGGCGGGCGATCTTCGATCTGTTGGCCAGTCCGTAGACAAGGCTCTGCGTAGTCGTGCTGCGTCGGACAAGAACAAAATCCGCGCGCTTTACAAGGAGGCGGAAAAATCTGGTGAGATGGAGTCCCCTGTAACGCTCGATACTCTGGTCAAGCATCTTGAAGACACGAAGCCAGAGGCTGAAGTGGCCAATGTGTTGAAAGCCGCGAAAGCCAAGGCTTTGCAGCTCGGCGTTGCCACTGAGGCTGCCGACGGTTCGTTGGTCGCAAAACCGGTGTCGCTGAAGAACGCCGAGTTGTTCCGGCGCTCGATCAACGGCGCGACGAATGCCGAGCCTACCAACATCAGGCAAGCCTCGATCATGAAAGGCCTGGTAGACGAGGCGACTGAAGGCGTAGGCGGAGAAGCCTATCGAAAGGCGCGGTCTGCACGTAGTCGGTTTGCCAAGGACTATGAGAACGTCAGCCTGGTCAAGAACCTGATCGGCCAGAAGCGCGGAACCAATGACCGTGCGATTGCACTGGAAGACGTGGTACGCCGCTCAGTGATCGAGCCGAGTACGTCTTTGGATGATGTCCGTCAGATCCGGCGCCTACTCCAGACCGAAGGCCCAAGCGGCCAACAGGCATGGAAAGAGCTTCAGGGTGCAACCTTGAACTACATCAAGGAAGAAGCGCTGAAGAACGTGGCCCGCGACTCAATGGGTAACCCGATTGTCTCCCCTGCCCAGCTCGACCGGGCAATTCAAAAGCTCGATAAGAACGGCAAGCTCGACTTCGTATTTGGCAAAAAAGGGGCTGAGATGATTCGTACCGTCAATGACGTAGCTAAGGATGTCTTGGTGGCGCCCCCTGGCGCAGTGAACACCAGCAACACCGCCAGCGTTCTTGCCGGCCTGATGGACGTGGCTATATCCGGCACGTCCGGCGTTCCAGCGCCAATCATGACAAGCCTTCGCCTCATGACGCGGAACATCAAAGACCGCAAAACCCGCGCCAGGGTCAGAAAGGCCCTAGGCATTACCAAAAAAGAGGACGAATAATGTCTATCGTGATGCAGCTGAACCCTTTTGAGCTATTCGTTGATACGGCGGGAACAGCGCTGGATGCGGGGTATATCTGGATAGGCGAGCCGAACAAAGATCCGCGCAACTTCCCGGTGACGGTCTATTACGACGAGGATCTGACCATCCCGGCGCCGATGCCGTTGCGAACCACAAACGGATATGTCTACCGAAACGGCTCGCCAACGTTCCTCTACATCAACGGCAACTACAGCATCATGGTTTTGCAAAAGACCGGAACGCTCGTGTACTACGTACCCGATTTCTTGATTATCGGGAATGGTTCCGCAGTTTCTGCTGGAGATCTGGCGAATCAGACAGACCCGCTAAAAGGGGCCGCGCTTGTTGGGTACAGAGGTCGGACCGTCCATGACCGACTGGATGACCAGCCATCGCTGTTCAACACGCCATACTCTGCAAAATTTGACGGCGTCACTGACGACAGTGCGGCAATTCAGGCAATGATTCTTGATGCCGCGCTTGGCGTTGTATCGCCGGCTTCTGGCGTGGCAGCTGGCAAGGTCACATTCCCGATCGGGCGTAATGTCAAGATCGCTTCCAAGGTTCTTGTCCCTGGCCAAATGGAAGTCGACTTGAACGGCTGCACGATTATTGGTTCAGGGATTGGTGGGAACATCGTTTTTGAATCCGCCACCTTGATTGCCGGGGCCCTGGTATCGAACGTAGGTTCTGTCCCGCAGACGCGAACCGTGTCCGGGCAGAACATCCACAACGGGATATTTCGCACTTGTGGTCGAGCCCTGAACTTGTACAACTGCATTGATAACTGCGTTTACGAGGACATGCTGTTCTCTGACTGCACGTACAACATCTACGCCTCGCGCTGCTTCTTTGTGACCTATCGAAACATGATGAGCCGGGGCACTGCTGGTGGCGCGGGGAACGAGGCTTACCACTTCGACACCGACGTAAACGCCGTGACCATGGAGAACGTGACCTGTAACGGTCGTGCAGTCGGCTTTGACTTCTCTGGCGGCGTCAACGGCCTTTCGTGGTCCATGGTCAACGCAGAGTCTTGCGGGATTGGTTTCCGCTTCGTTGATCAGGTCAGCAGTTTCACGGCCAGCAGCGGCTATGCCGAATTCAACACCACGGCAGCGTTTGACTTCACCAACGCCGTAGGCAAGTACAACATCAACATCGACGGGTATTACTTCAACGGCAACAACTGGCCGATCATTGGTGTACAGATGTTCGGTGGCCGTATCGGCTCTGGCTGCTACTTCGTCAACAACACGTTCGGGGTTGTGATCAGTGACGTCGCTTCAACTATTGAGGTTTGCACACCTGACGTTGTGTTGGCGGCTAACGGTGCTCCACTTCAGCCATCCGGCTGGAGTCTTGGTACTAACGTCAAAATCGTTGGCATCACGACGATAAACACCGGGAGCGGGACGCTAGTTCAACAGAGCCAGGATAATATCAACGGGAAGATATCCCTAAACTACACCGGCGACTGCGGTTATTTTCCCGGCGAGGTACCATTCGTCAACCCGAATCTAAGTGGTGGTACGGTAATTTTAGATACCAAAATCGTGTTCAACCCGCACGTCATGACTTTCTATGACCTGACTGTTACCGACGGTGGCGGCACAGTGTTCTATCGCGGCCGCACGTCTGGCACAGAGGCGTATAACGACAGTGTCATCACTGGGCACACTGTAGTCGTGAACAACGTGGGTGGATTTATCCGCCTTGAACTGTCTGGCCACGTCGCCGGATTTACCTGTGAAGGCATCATTCGGCTGTGACTGCCGACGGGAGTACAAGTATGAAACCTGTATCCAACTGGCGCCGCTGGTGGCGCCGATATAGCACTTGGCTGGCGCTTGCGCTACCTGCCATGACGGTGCTGCGTGATGCCCTTCCGAGCCTACAAGAGCTGATCCCGCTCGGCCAATACAAGTGGATTGTCGGCATTCTCGGGTTCGCTATCGTGATCGCGACCAACATCCATCAGAACAAAGTGTCCGGACCGAAGCCATGACGAACCTGAGCGCGTTTCTGGACACCATCGCCTTCAGTGAAGGTACTGATCACCCGTCGCAGCCGTCGAAGGATCACGGCTATGACGTCGTGGTCGGGGGCGGTCTTTTCAGCGGGTACAAGGACCACCCGCGAAAGCTGGTAAACCTCCCCAGGCTCGGTATCAAGTCGACGGCGGCCGGGCGGTATCAGGTGTTGGCGCGCTATTACGACGCCTACAAAAAACAGCTGAAACTGCCGGACTTCTCGCCGGCCAGCCAAGACAAGATTGCGATCCAACTGATCAAGGAATGCAAAGCGCTGGATGATGTCAACGCCGGGCGCATCGCGAGCGCCCTGCACAAATGCCGGTCTCGCTGGGCGTCCCTGCCTGGGTCCGGCTATGGGCAGCACGAACACACAACGGATCGCCTGATCGGGATCTACCAAACGAAAGGCGGAGTGCTTGACTCATGACCCTAGCAACCATCTTGCTTTCCATCGCTGGCGTCGTTGGCGCGATCCTGGGGGCAATCCTCGGCCATGCGCGGGGAAAGTCAACCGGCAATACTGAAGGCGCCAAACAGGCTCAGGCAGAGCAGCAGGTCGCCCAAGCCGAAGCCATCACCAAGTCTGTGCAGGAGCGAAACGATGTCGAAGCGAATATTGCTGCTACTCCCCGCGCTGCTATTGATCGCGAGCTGTCGGAGTTTTCCCGTCCCGATCGATAGCGCATGCGCGTGGGTCAAACCGATTTACACCAACGAGGCCGACAGGGTTGTCATGGCCGACGAACTGGCGAGTCAGCTCGCCGCACACAACCGGCTCTACAAGAGCCGCTGCCTCACTCCAAAAGGATGAACCGAAATGCCAGAAGTCACGAACTCAACAACGGAATGGATCGATCTGTACGCGGCTTCAGGCATTACGCCTGGGACGAAAATTCTTATCCAGAACAAGAACGATGGGTATGCCTTGATCCTTGAGGCCGCATCGCCGCCCGACACGACAAATAGAACCGGGCGGATGCTGTTCATGCCGGATGAAATTCAGGTCGATGCTGGGTCGCCGGGCGTCTATTACCGATGCTTTGAGGGAGTAAAGGCATTTGTGCAGGTGAAAAGCTGATGGCCATTCATGAGGTTGTGAATGATCCGGGTGCGCCGGGCGCCCCAGGAACTCCGGCACCAACACCAACTCAGGCGGCCGCAACCCGTTCGCTGAATACGATCTTTCAGGTGAGTGCGACAAGGCCTGTAATGGTCTGCTACAGCGTGCAACTGACGGTCACAGCAAGTATTTCAGGAGGCCAAACAGGGGATGTGATTCTAGAGATCGCCAGCAACGTCGGCTTCACGGCCAACGTTCAGACGGTGAGCATCGCCGGGCTTGGGCAGACGTATACCCTTGCAATTGCCTTGCAGGGCGTACAGCCACAAACCGGCGTGTTGATGGGAATGGTTCCAGCGGGGTATTACGCGAGGATGAGGACGGTTAACGTTGTCGGTACTCCGGGGTTTTCCGTGAGGGCAGCGCAGGAGATCACGATGTGAATTAGAAGGCCGGCATTGCGCCGGCCTTTTTCAATCAACAACCTGCGCAAAGAAATACCGCTCGCCTTGTCGCATCACAAAGACGCGCTTATTGGTCAGCATGCCCATTAGGTCCCAGTAGGAATATAGGATCATCTCACCCCTCCTTACTCACGTCAGCAGAGATTACCGCCTCGATGGCCTTGTCGCGCTCCGCCTCCCAGTCAGGCTTGGTGTGGGCGTCACTAGGATACTCGCCGTTCCACCCCTCTCCGCTGGCATTCCACCCAGCGAGATAGGCCGCATTGAGTTTTGCCACCCCATCCCTGAACCCGTCAGCCGCAGCGGTGGTCATGTCGACGGCGGTGTATCGGATTTCTACCGATGCCTTCCAGCCGTCCCATGTGCCATTGGCGTATGGGCTTTCGTAATATTCAGGGTGTGTAACTGCCCGAGTGAAATCCATACCTTTGAAGCGAGGGCTAGCCTCAAATTCTGCGCGAAGAGGATCGGGCGCATACAGCTTTGCGGTACACCCAATCAAGTCTGGATAGCCGCCTTCTCGCCCCATTCGATGGCTTCCATTGATGACCGGGATTCCAGCGTTACAGCCGTCACATTGATTTTTCATGATTTTCTCCACGCTTCACGCTGCGCCTTGTTCCAGCCATCAATCCAGCGCTGCTTCGAATATGGGGCTGTGTCGTTTTCTGTGTCGAACGGGTTTTGCTTGAGGCTGAGCCCCTTCAAAAACGCCGCATAACCCTGCTCGAAGCAGTTTATTTTCTGTCCGTGCAATTCAGCAGTTGCCATGGCGCTCCACCTCAATGCGTTTCTGAATGCCGACCCGATAGCCTTCCGGCCTCATCGCGGCAGTGCGTTCAATGTTGGCGATGACCCGCTCGACGCCGCCGAATATCGGGTCTACTTGACGACCTGCCTCGATCAACTGGTCAGCAAGGTTCCAGCCTTCTCTTTCTTCAATGCGAGACATAACGGCTCCGGGCCGCTACGTGCGGCAGAGTTGAGTTGTCAATTATTGGTTTACAACTGGATGAATCAGCGGACGTAGACGAAGTAGAACCAGGCGAGGGCGATCATGGCTTCAGCTCGCGATTGCCGAAACGCTCCAGCAGTTCCAGCTCAAGCTGAACTGCAAGGCTGTCGTAGTCGCTGAGCCGAATGGTCCGCATGCACTTGTTAATCTCGTCAAAGCCTGACGGAACGCCGCGCTCACCCCACCAGTTGCGGGCAAAATGGAACACGTTCATGGCCGCCTCGTTGCGGAACTCATAAGAGTTTCCGACGTTGCTCCAGTGCAGGGTGCTGCCATCGATCAGCGCTTTAAGGCGGCGTGCAAGCTGCCCGTTGCTCAACTGAATGCCGAGATTTCCGCGTCTGATCATGCTCTGGTACTGGGCGTAGTGGCGATCTTGGTCCGTGTCGTTTTTCAGGCCCTTACTACCACCAATGTAGTTATCGATCACACCTCGCGCGGTTCGCTTGACCTGCGCGCGCCATACGGCCTTGAGGATTTCTGCGTCAGTCACTTTCATGCCATCACCCACTTGAACGCAAAGGACATCGGCAGCCAGAAGGTGATCAGGCTGAATAAAATGGCTTTAGGGATCATGGCTTTTCTCCAGCGCAAAATATGGCTACTGAACCTTCAGCATCGCCGCCTTTTGCAACATCGACCTTGGATGCTTCGGCAGACTTAAAACACTGCTCCATGGTTTCCATGGGGTACTCCCGAACAATCTGGCAGCCACCTCCCGAGCAGGTCGTGATTATGACGATCAGATATGCGGCGATCATCGGTTAGGCTCCTTGCAGTCGCAAGACAGCCGCCCCTGATTGCAGTTGCACATCTTGGATTTTGATTGGTCAGGCTCTGTGACGTCTGGCGCGCGTCTGTTCCAGTTGCGATGCAAGTCTTCCGCAGTTGCGCACAAGCCAGAATACTCAACGCCGCAATGGCAGACGATTACAAAGCCTTCACCTATGCGTTCCGCAGTCCTTACCGATCCGCCACAGAATGGGCATGGTTTTATCTCGCTCATTGATTCATCTCCTTGACCTTGTCGAGGCAGGAGTTCCAGCCGCGATTGGTTGCGTCCACGAAGCCTGGTGTTATTGGTTTGCGCTCAGGCAGCACCACCGCTACCGGCGCGGGCGGCGAGTCCTTCAGTTTTACAAGGTTTCCGCGAACGACTTCCGAGTAATCAATGTCGCTGAACCACTCCTGATAACAGCTGGCGCATTGCTTGTGCTCGCCTTGTTCGTGATGCAGGTCTTCGCAGCCGCATTCTGGGCAATAGCTCCACACCACCGCCTCACCCTGCCCGCCCTTCAGCCGCTCGATTTCAGCTTTCAGGGTGTCGCGCTGATCTATGGCAGCCGCCCAGCCCTTATTCATCTCGCCCATGCGATCATCTTTCTCAACGCAAAGCGCCGTCAGCCGTGCGATGGTGGCTTGCAGTTCCTCGCTCTCGTCGTAGAGCTTTGTCAGGGCGTCTTCAACATCAGCCACCGACTTGGCGTAAACCTCGTGGCCGTCACCGTCACCCGGCACAACGTCCAGCATGATGTTCGTGACGCTGAGGGCTTGCAGTTCGGCGAGTTCGGGCGGGGCGCGGAACAGCGGGCAGATTATGTGTAGGCGGGGGTTGTTCTTTTCGAATCCCCATTCAACCTGCTGCAAGTCAACGAACCCGATTACGCCTGTTTCTTCGTGCTGGTACATGAAGGCTTCAGGCTCAGGGTTCGGCTGGCGCTCGACGACAGGGGCGCCGTTGCCCGATTCAAGAAAGCCACAGCCATTTTGGTTGCAGATGTCCGTTGTGGAAGCACTGCACTGGCCGCACTTATTAGGCTGCCGCTCGACGACAGGGGCGGCGAGTAGGGCGCGCATGGCATCAGCTACTGGCACATTTGACGAGCCAATATCGTCAGCTCGAAGCGCAAGGTATTCAACCGCGTTCAGTGCGTATTGGAAAAGCTGCATCGGAACTTCAATTTTACTGCTCATTCGCTTGCTCCCGATTCGGTGGGTTGAAGTGCGGCCACGTAATCCATAGCCAACGTTCCGACTTGCCGAACATCGGCGCAGCTTGCGAAGTGGCGCAGCATGCTTTCGTGTGACGCATTCCGCTGCTCGGCGGCTGTCAGGCGCTGCTTCAGAACTTCATGACCTGACTTCCAGGAGCGAACTTGGCATTGCTGGTGCTCCAGATCTTCCCGCAACGCAGCCAGCTCAGCGTTCAACGCATCAACAACAAGCTTCGATGAGTACCCTTTGTAGGCTTCACGCAACGCGGCCAGCTCGGATTGGGCGTCACTTTCCAGCACATACCGAACCGACGAACAGCCACACTCGCACTGAGGCCAAGCGTCGTCTTCGCACCACTCGCGACCATCGCCTTCCTTCTGGCAGGCCGGACCTAGATAAATAACTTTCGGATCTTCCACGGTAATTCTCCAATCTGCTGTGCCCGATAGGGCGGTTATTGTTGGGCGCGCTGGCTCTGAGCTGGCTGTGGAATGTGGATCGGTGGAAGCCGACGTGCTGCTCGACGTCGTACCAAGTCGAGCCTTGAGCGCGCATGTCGAGCGCAAGGGCCAGATACTCGCCAGTGCACTGCTTGGGCTTACCCTTATTCCCCAGCACAACACCGGCTTGGTTCAGATACCGCACGACGGTGGAGTACGAGCAACCCGCAGCATCAGCGATCTCTTCGGCGCAATGCCCGGCTGCATTCATCGTGAAAATCAGCCCGATCGAGTCAGGCGATAACTTGGCGGTCATGGCTCATTCCTCTGTGCGTGTTCCTGCTGCCGGGCCTTCGAACATGCTTTGTGATTACTGGTACTGCGCGGCTTCTGGCAGTAGGTGCAGAAAAATCCGAGCTCCAAATAGCCAGCCTCGAGCTTTCCTTTGGATGACATAGGGCCTCCCGGTTACTTGGCGAGTGTCTCGGCGCGCTTCTTCGACCAGGCGATCACATCCAGCACGGCGCTCTTGCTGAACACACTGCGAGACTTGTAGTAATCGACCGAGTCTCGCGCAACGCTGAAGCAGATCCCCTCAGGGAACTTCATCTTGCGCAGCTCGTCGTGAACGTTCTTTTCGATGAATTCAAACGGAGTCATATCGCCACCCATTCGTTTTTGCCGTTGTAGAAGCCGCGCCACTCGCCGAGCCGAAACACCAGGGTTCCAGGCGTGCAGAGCCATGCGCGGTGGATTGGCCCGCCATCGAGCCGGAAGCTTTTCTTGATAGCGCTCAGCCTGCGCTTGCGAAGTCGCGGACGAGACAGGTCGATCCGCCGTATTCGGAGTAGGCTCATATGGTCCGCCTGGGGAGTTATTCGTCGTGACAGATGCGCAGGGCTTCGCGGTTGTAGGCGAGCTGCAATTTTGCCGACACGTTTTCGGGTATCTCGTAACTGTGGCGCGGAGGGGCAAGTAGCGGCGCGGACTTTTGAGGCCCTAACGCATGAAGATGGTGAATCATCAGCGTGATGGCCTCGCCCTGTTCCTCGATGCCGCTCCAGGCCATCAGCTCAGCGAGTGCTTGGCGTGTGCCGGCCATGCAGTGCAGCCTGATCTCTTCCTCGCCCCGAGCCTTGCGCTTGAGTGCCGTCTTGGCTGAGCGTGCTTTCTGTTCTGATGCCATGAGTTACCCCTGCTTGGCGAAGAAGGCCGGATGAGGCCCTGCTCTGCGTTTCGGGTAGTCGATGTTGAACTTGGCGAGCAGCCGATTGAATCTGGTGAAGTTCATGCCGATCTGGCTCATTGCCCGGGTGCGCGACAGGCCTTCTTTCGCCAAGGCCTTGATGCGCTCTGCGTCCTCTTCATCCCGCGCATCATCTGTCATGGTTGGGCGAAGGTTTTGCAGGCCGATATGGGACGCTGGCTGGAAGCTGAATCCCCCTTCCTTGGCCAGTGTTGCCAGAAGCTTGCGGGATATCCCGGTGGCTTCATGGGCTTGGGCATAGGTCATTGTTGCGGCCAGCTTCCTTGCTCGGTCCGTCTGTTGTGCGCGTATCACCGCTTTTGCATTGGCCCGCTCATCGCGCTCAAGTTGCCGCCTGGTCTTCTGTCGGATCGCCGCGGCAGTCGGCGGTTTGGGCGTTGTGTCCTTGATCACTACAACGCGTGGCGGCGGCTCATGGCGCACAGGGGGGGGGATGAAACTCGGCCCCTGCAACACCTCAATAGTCCCTCCTTTGCTCAAGAAGGCCTCCATCTTGAGGGCCAGCGCATGACGGTCAGGGTCGAGTGCCTTGACCATGTTCAGATCGTTGCTGATGTAGGCGTTCATGGCGGCCTCACTTAATGCTGATTGAGCTTTTGCCGGTTTCGGTGTGAGCACCGGGCACTTCGATCCCTTCCTTGATCGCTTTGGCGATGGCGGCCTTGTCCGGCGCGCTGCTCACCTTGACGCTGACGTAGTCGTCAGGGATGGCTTTCTCATCGTCGATGACAACGATCGGCTTGCCCTTGCCGCAGGTGATTGTGAATAGCGGGTGAGTGATCTTGGTGATGCCCGAGGCTTCCATGTTGGTGCGCAGGTACTCCTTCAGGCTCTCCTTGCGGTTGGTGATGACCCGCTTGCGTTCGGTGAGTCGGTCAATCTGCGACTGGATAGCCTCAAGGTCTCCGTCGATGTTCAGCGTGACCATGGCAATGGCCTTGCCCTTTTCCTGGAACTCGCCCTCGATGCCTTCCATGGTGTCGCGCAGGGCGATAGCCAGATCCTCGTCAGCGGTCTCTGCGAGCGCTGCAAGCTCTTTGAACTGCTCGGTGATCGTGTAGAGGGCGGTCATGCTGCTTTCTCCTCAAAACGGGCTTTCTGCTCGTCATACTCGCGAACGATGCGGGTGACGGCCTTGGTGTCTTGGCGCAGCGTGAGCCGGCGGACGGCGACGTCATGGAAGGCCTTGAGTTCTTTCGACGTCTTGGCGGTCCTCAGCGACTCGATGACCGAGGCGATGTAGTCAAGGCGCTCCTGTTTCTGGCGCTCTTCCTCAGCGGCCTTATCTTCGGCCTGCTCGATGGCTTGCTCATCTGCCAGCGCGTTGACGTAGTCCTTGTCGTCGAACATCCCGAGGAACACGTCGGCGCTGAAGCCGAGCATCGACAGCGACTTCTTGATGGCGTCTGTAAGGCTTTTCTTGGGAGCCTCACCATCAGTCGTGGTGCCGTATTTCGACTTGTACAGGTAGGGCGTGCAGCCGTACTGCTCGAACTCGCCGCGCTCGCCGTCCTGCTTGATCCAGAACAGGATCTTGACGGTGTGGTTCAGCTCGAAGCCCAGACTGGCGCGCTTTTCGCCTTCGCCGACGAAGATCTCTGCGCCCTTGTCGAAGCGCTCTTCCAGAACCTTCCAGCCGAAGCCGATGCCAGCGGGGCCCAGATGTTCTGTGGCCTTCATAATCATTGCTGTACCGTTCAGGCTGGTGATTTGCTGCCCACCAACTTTTGCTTCTTTTGTGTATCGCGTGTCAGTTTTGGATACTGCATCCCATAACTTCATGTTGTTCATGATTGACTTCTCTGGATCGGGTTGAATGTGTGCAACTTGCTCTTGGCAAACGTGTAGGCCTGCGCCGCAAGCTCTGGCGTTTCAAAAAATCCGAGGCTGACTCTTTTTCCTCCGCACCTTATGCGCGCCCGCCACCGTCCAGAGTCGAGAAAAACGCCCATATACCCCGAGGTGTTCGTCATAGGAAGTTTTCTGTTTTGGTGGTTCTCGGCGCAACTGCACTCGCGCAGATTTCCCCATGAGTTGTTGGCTCGGTTCCCGTCTATATGGTCAACATCAAGTACTGGCCACGCCCCTGTAACGAACAGGAATGCAACTCTGTGTGCTGAGTAAGCTTTGCCTTTAAAGAAAAGCTGCCAATAGCCTTTATTAATCATTCTTCCTGCCCGCTTACCAATCTTGGCCTTGCCAAACCCACCCTCCAGCCAAGTGAAATCGCCGGATATTGGATCGTAAGACAGGGCTGCCATGAGCTCAGATCGAAAACTATCGTCGAGTTTTTCTTCAGACATGACGGTTCTCCCCGCCATGCAGGCGGCGTATGAGTTCGATTTAAGAGGTGAGCTGACCGACGTAGGCGCTGGCCAGCATGGCGAAGATGGTGCCGAGGAGGACGATGGCTGAGCCGCGCCAGATTACGATGCGCTTGGCTTTCTGGTAGCCGGTCATGCGCTGAACATCTTGGCGCGCATAGCCTCAAGAAGGTCGGAAGCCTTGTCCACTTCGTTCTCCCAAAGAGCGCGCTGTATTTCGTCGATGTCTTCGCGGAATTCGCCGAAAACATGCTGCTCGATCTGCCTCGCTATGTGCCGCATAAGAGGCTCGGTTGTTCGCCCTGTGTCCCATCGGCACATTGCGCCAAGCCGGACCTCAATATTGTATTCGGTCAAAAATGGAGTTGGCTCGAGCACTCGCTCGTCGATAGTTAGCAGCTCGGCGTATCTCATCGGGCCGACAGGTTTCGCAAACCTGCGATTTGTTTGGTGGATCTGAATGGCGTCGATTAATTTGCTCATCTCGCCACCGCCACAGGAAGGCTGATCTGCCTCGGAGCGCCGTTCTCTTGGAACAGCATGTACTGGAGCATTACGACCGTCAGGCCGCAGGCGAGAATCCAGAAGAGTGGTTTCATTGTTCGGCCCTAGACTTGGCGCAGGCGAGCCAACCCTCAAGCTGAAGGTTTGCATCAGATGCCTGACCGGCTTCGTAGATACGTCCGTTCATTGATTTGTAGCGATTGTCTGCCTTCGAGAAGAAGATGCCGTCTGGCAGCTCAAAGTCCTTCTCAAACAACTCACGCTCTTTCGCCTCGTCGACGTCCGTCGCGCACTTCCAGGCTTTCAACCACCACGCCCATAACGCGAGACGATCAGCACCTTGAATGCCAACATGATCAGCCGCCGCCTTGAAATCTTCTTTTGACTTGCTCATGCTCATTTCCCCCTGTACTGAACCGGAACGAAGGTGTACTGCTCACGGCCGTGTTTATGGACAGACCAGAACTCCATGTCGATTCGGTTCATCAGTTCCTGGAAGGTGTAGATGCGGGTTCCGAGTTGGAATTTCATGGCATCACCTCAAACCGTAGGCCGGCGTGATAAAGGCATGTTGCGATCTTTTCGTGGTCGCTACACCACGAAGGCATCGCTGATTTTATGGCGGCAATATCTGCCTTTTCTTTTTCCGCCGCGATCTGCTCTGGCGTGCGTATTGGGCGGAACTGCATTTCCCGAACGTAATAGTGCTGCTCGTGGTCGTGTGATTTAAGGATTGCGTAGACCGTTCCGATGTAGAGCGCTTCGCCTCGCTTCCACTCGCTACTGCTATAACGCCATTCGAACTCGACCCCAACAGGCGGCAGGCCTTCACCGGTCCAAACACTCATGACAACCTCACCACCAGCATGCCGCGCCGGGTCTGAACCTTGATGCGCTGAGGCAGATCAGCGACCAGAAAAAAGCCCTGACGATTCAGGGCTTCGGTCATTGCTTTGGCGTTTCTCGCGATGATGGTCATGCCGCACTCCTTGGCCGATGCGCGATGGCGACATTCAGCCGTTTGCAGTAATGGTCGAACTCTTCAAGGCTTAATGCGCCGTCCGTGTAGAACCGGGTGATGTTTCTCAGCACCAGGGTTTCGTACAGGGGAGGGCAGGCAGGGTGATTGAGTTCGTCAAGGTCGTTGTCGATTGCGATGTGTGGGCTCATAGGTCTGCATCCTCTGCCTGGGCAATAAGCGCATCCCGCGCCAGAGGCCGCAGAAGCTCGACAGCGATATCTCGAAGAGTCTCGTCAGGGTCTGCGCAATTGAGCGCCTCGTTAGCTGTGGTGGCGGCGTCTGACGATGCTTTGCAACGCGCATGAAGGATCAACCTTCCGATCACTGAGCTGCTCATGCCGGGAGCCGAGAACTGCTCGGAGACGTGCTCGTCGATAGCCAGCGCAAAGCGCTCAAAGCTGACGCCCTGCGGGCTGTGGAGGCGGCGCTTGAACTGAACGTCGCGGCGGTTCATCAAGTGCTCGACAGCATCATCCAGCCAAGACTGCTCGGCTGGCGTGCAGGGAATGATTGCCTTGCCAATGCGTGGCAGGCTGTGTGCTGCTGCGTTCATGTTCGCCTCCAATTGGCGTTAGGCGATATACCCGCCCGGCATAGTGGTAACGACCTTCCTCGGTGCGTCATGCATCCGACCTTTGGCGCAGTCGTGGACGTCGGGGCGGGGCTTGCGGGGTGAGGGGGTTGTGCGTTTCATGGTTGCACTCCAGCGCTACGCGGCGCTTGCGATTCCGCTTGGTGAGTTGCGCAACGGTGTGCGCCAGTTCTTGTCGAAGTCATGCATGGCTGCCTCTGGTGTGTCACCGAAACCAGCAACACCAGATTGCAGATCAGCGCCGAACAACACGCAGTACTGGTTGCCGTCGATGCTCAAGGCTGGGCGGAACACAACGGAAGGGCGGGTGTGTGCGTGGCTGATGTCGCTGCAAGCCTCTTGGACTGCACTGACAAACAGGGCTGATGCGTATGCGCTTTCTACGTCGTTCATAAGTTTCTCCTTGCCCAATAAAAAGCCCGAGCGAACCCGGGCTTTACCTTCCCTACGTCACGACCGGGCGCATGAGGCGTCGGATCGTTGTTGTCTGTTACATGGCTGCATCCTCCGCGTTGAGTTGGTAATTGGTTGGTGTGACTTGTCAGGGATTCGAACCCAAAAGACTTACGCCGATTTCGGCAGCGCTACCTAGTCGACTGCACCGGCTATACCGGGGCCCCTGATCCGCCGAGGCCAACTACAAGTCACACCACCGGTTACCTCTCCATCACCATGGAGATATCGGGCCATTTTCGTCTGGCTGACGTGTACGGAGAGGGTGGTGTTACAGATCCAGGCTGTTGCGCAGATTGATCAGGCGGTCGGCGATGAGCATCACACGCTCTGCGCGGTTATAGATTTCGTCGGCGAGGATGCTTCTGATAGCTGCTTTCTGCTCGCCAGAGCACGTCGCGCCTACAGCACACGGCTGAGCCACAGTTACTTGGTGGAGGCGTCCTTCCATGTCTTGCACGACATCGCCGAGGCGCTCGATTTCACGCAGCAGGTTTTGACGGGCTATTTCTGAATCACAGATGGGGCTTGCTAATGCGTTCATGGTCTTGCTCCGTTCGTGGCTTTCGAATGCCTCCCGGGGTGTGAGAGGCATTTGTAAAGCCAGATGGCCAGCCTGAAACAGCAGGAAGCCATCTGATATCCGGTCGCTCTCTACTGGAGGCAGCGCCGTCGAATATTCAATTGTTTCTCTGACCGCGGATCTTCCCGCCAGATAACTGCTTTCGGTGCTTTACGCTGCACACCCGGGTCAGTTGCCAACCCTCTGAACCGTTGAGGCCGGTTCATCGCTGCCGTGTTCGTGTTGCTTGAGACGAACTATGGATCATCTCGGAAACCCCGTCAAGACACTTGATAAAATAATTTTAAAGGGCTAATCTGCGAATCATCCAAACAGAGGTGCCTTATGAAGACTAAAGATGTGATCGATTATTTCGGTGATGTGCGCCAGACAGCAGACGCCCTGGGCATGACTACCGCCGCCGTCTACCTCTGGAAGGAGGACGTTCCTAAAAGCCGCCAAGCTCACGTGGAGCTGGTGACCAAAGGCAAGATCAAGCGCGACAAGCCCGTATATGGAGTGAAGTGATATGGATCTGACAATGCTTCCTTCAAAAAAGACCATCGCCAAATTCGAATCGCGGATGCTGGTAATCGCTCAAGGTAACTCCGTGATTGAGCTTACGCTTGATCAGGCTGAGGAGCTTGTCCGGTTCGTTGAGGACAACCTTGCGCCGTCGGTTACCACGGGCGACCAGCTGCAAGACCTCGGCACATAGGCGGTCAGCCATGCATTACTTCAAGCGCAATATTGGCGATTACCACAAGAAGGCTGGCAGGCTTTCAATGCTTGAGCACGGTGCGTACACGCTCTTGATGGATGCGTGCTATGACCGTGAGAAGTTTCCTACCCTGGAACAGGCTTTGGACTGGTGCTGGGCGCGATCTGTTGACGAAATCGCAGCGGTAAAGTTTGTTTTGGACAAGTTCTTTTGCCTGGATGGCGATCTGTACATGCAGAAAAGAATCGCTGACGAAATTGATGGATATCATCAAAAATCAAAGATAAACAAGCAGATAGCACTTGATAGGGAGGAAGCAAAGAGAACGGAGCGTGCACGAATGGAGCACGAAACGTGCACGAATGAGCACCTAACCACTAACCAAGAACCACTAACCAAGAACCAAGAACCAGAAGATCAAAAACCTTGTGATCAGCAAGCTGAATCACCTGCTCGCGAAACGGTTCCATTCGAAAAGATTCGGAAGGTATACAACGAGATCTGCGTACCAACCCTTAGCGAAGCCTTGAAGCTGGATGACAAGCGCAAACGGAATATTCGCAAATGCTGGGCAATGGAAATCGAAGGAGATCGGCCGTTCAAGAGTGGCGACTTCTGGAGGCAGTACTTCACTGATTGCCTTCTTGATCAACACTGGGTCGGGAACAATGACCGCGGATGGAAGGCTGACATCGAATTCCTTACCCGTGAAACTTCTGTCCTGAAAGTTTTGGAGAGAGCATGAGCCAGCGTGATTTGGTTTCAATCGAAGCAGAACACGGCGTGCTGGGAGCGCTGATGCTCAAGCCTGATCTGTGTGAAGAGGTCGGCGCATTCCTGAGCGCAGCCGACTTCAACGATGACGATAACTCGATGTTGTACAACCTGATCCTGTCGTGTCATTCGAAAGGGGTTATGCCTGACGCTATCGCTCTGTCTGACGCCTGCGAGCGTATGCCAAGCGGTGAGCTGACAATCATTACTGCCGCTGCGATATCGCGGAACATCCCGAGCGCCGCCAACGGAATTCGGTACGGACGTATTGTGTCGGAGCGGGCAATGGCGCGGCGCCTGTACTTCGCCGGTCAAGAGATCATGGAGCTGGCGCAGAAGAACGGCGATTTGGCAGCGCAGGTTGCAGCAGCTCAACAAGCCTTGTTCGACCTGAACATATCGCAGGAAGCGCCAGACGTTGTTCACTACAAGGACATGCTGCTTGGCGTGCTGGATGAGATGGACGATCGATTCAATGGTCGCCTTGAGATTGGCCTTAACTTTGGCCTAAATGACCTTGATGAAATTGTTCAAGGGCTGCGCCCGGGTAACCTGATCATCGTAGCCGGCAAGCCTGGTACTGGGAAAACTGTACTCGGCACCAACCTAGCCGACAAGATTTCCAGTACCGAAGGGAAGTCTTCGCTGATCTTCTCGCTTGAGATGCCAGGAGCTGAACTGGTCAAGCGCGCGCTGGCTGCTGCTGGTGGTGTTCCGAAGGGATGGATTGACGCCGGTGGTGTACAGACGGATGAGCATTGGGCTGCCCTGACGATGGCGGTTGGCACGCTGCAAAACTCGGATGTACGGATCTGCGATAAGGGTGCACTCACGTTCAGCCGCATCTGCAACATCGCAAGATTCCAGCACCGGGCGAAGCCGCTGCACTTGATCGTTGTTGACTACCTGACGCTGATTCGCTCGGACAAGGAAGACCGGTTCGGAACCCGCAGCCAAGAGGTCGGATCGTTTACCCGCGGCTTCAAAGCTCTGGCCAAGGAGCTGAACATCCCGATCGTGGTTCTTGCCCAGCTCAACCGGGCTTCCGAATCCCGTTCGGCGGCTGAGTCGAAGCCGCGCATGTCGGACCTGCGCGACTCCGGCGAGATTGAGCAGGATGCGGACATCGTGATCCTTGGGCACCGGGCCGATGACGAGAACGGCCGCAAGGGTCTGACGAACTGGGATGTTCCGAAATGCCGTCATGCAAGCCCAGGCTCGTGCGTGTTGCAGTTCCAAGGTCAGTTCCAGAGGTTCGTATCGGCAACACCGCAATCTCTGGCTGATTACTACGAGAACAAGCAAGACGGCGGCACATCGTGGAAGAAAAAGAAATACACCCCTGGATTTGATTAATCGGAGAACACCATGACCAACGCAATCGAACAGACCAGGCGCGAGATGTACGAATCATTCATTGGCGTCAAAGCGTATTCAGGATGCAAGGCTCTGGTAGATCTTTTTGAAACGCGGCTGGAGGCTCACCTTGAGGCGCTGCGCAATGGCCAGTGCGTACTGATCGCCGAACGCGACACCCTACGCAACCGCATCCAGGCATTCGAGATGGCAAGCCAGACCTCGGCTGAGGTCATCAAAGGTTTGCGCGAGGAGCTGAAAGGTTTCAGATACTCATTCAAATGTGTAAGCGGTACATCGGCTCAAGATTCAACAGAAAACGCCGCCAGCGCAAAGACAGACCCCTACACGCTCGGATATTCATCAGTCGGCAAGTGTTCGAATCCGTTTCCGATCAATACAGTCGAGCGGCTGCACTGGAATGATGGCGCAAGAGACCGTATGTCGGAACTGGGGCAGCGCTCATGAAAAAGCGCAACTGGACCGTAAATGTCGAAGGCTACAAGGATTTCCAGATGGTGGTGCTGGATAGCGATATCGACTATGCCGAGGCGCTGAAGTCTGCCCGGTTAATCTGGTGTAATGCGGAGGTGTCCTGAATGAAAACTTCAACCCAAGTCGCAATAGCTTTTGCCCTGATGGGTTTCTCCATCGGAGTGTTTGGCACTCTGATTACCTTTGCGGTGTCGTCATGAGCCGGTGCCTGATAATAGCGATGTTTGGTCTGGCGCAGCTTGGATCTGTTTATCTCATCGAGTCAGACCCAAAGACCATGTTTTTCCAGCTCTGGTACGTCGTTTGGGCGTTGACTCTTCATTACCTTTCGAACCGAGGTTGAGCATGATTTATTACTTTCTGGTATCAACGTTCGTTCTTGGCACATTTGTCGGATCCTCGATAGACAGCGAAGAAAAACCAACCAGGCTTCAGTGGTTCTTCCTTGGGCTGTTCGCAATCTTCTGGCCATTCACGGCCTTCATCTACGCGAAAGACTGGCTGGAGGGGCGGAAATGACGGAATTCGTCCTGCATAACCAGCAAGACGTAACGCGGCTTATGGGGTTTCTCCACGGGACTGATTTCAGTAGCCCGAAGAAGATCGCAATCACTGACGCCGACCGTTCGGTTGAGCAGAACGCAAAGCTTCATGCCTGCCTTGCAGACATTGCAAAGCAGGTGGAGCACGCCGGCAAGAAGTGGAATGTAACCATCTGGAAGCGCCTTTGCACTGCCTCATGGCTGCGTGAGATGGGCGAGAACGCACAGATGATCCCGGCCCTGGACGGCAACGGCTTCGACGTGATTTACGAAAAGACGTCGAAGCTTGGCGTGAAAAAGTGCGCCTCTCTGATCGAGTGGGTTCTAGCATTCGGCGCAGAACATCAGGTCCGCTGGACGCAGAAGGATCATTGGGAGGGCCGGTACTAATGATCCAGAAACCGCCGCGCCCCAAGAAGTGCAAGAACCCAGCATGTGGGCAGAAGTTCACCCCGCAACGGATGGGGCAGGCCGTCTGCGGGTATCAATGCGGTCTAGCCATCAAGGATGTGAATCAAGACAAGGCCAAGAAGGCAATTGATCAGGTCGAGCGCAGCAAGCACAAAGAGGCCAAGGCGCGCGTTAAGACCAAGGCCCAGCACATGAGCGACGCGCAACATGCTTTCAACGCCTACATAAGGGCCAGAGACGCAGGGCAGCCATGTATCAGCTGTGGAACGACTGCTGACGTCCAGTATTGCGCCGGCCACTATCGGACAACTGCTGCCGCCCCGGAGCTGCGCTTTCATCCGTTGAATGTGAATCTACAATGCAACCGCAATTGCAATATGGGAAAGTCAGGCAACCTTCTTGGTTATAGGCCGGGGCTGATCGAGAAAATTGGATTGGAAGCAGTCGAGTGGCTGGAAGGCTCGCATGAGCCCAAGCGCTACACCATCGAAGACCTGAAAGCCATCACCGCCGAATACCGCGCCAAAACCCGTGAACTCAAGAGGAACACCGAATGACTACGATCGCCTACAAGGATGGGATCATTGCCTACGACTCTCGCCAAACCAGGGATAACCGAATCGTTACCGACAACGCAAACAAATGCCGGGTCGTCAACGGGGTGAGTTTCTTCCTGTCAGGCGTTGTAAGCGATGAAAAGTTTTTGATTGACGCCTACTTTGGGACGCCTTCTCCGGTTTCACTTGAGTGCTCAGGTTATGTCGTTGATGCCGGGAAGATGATGAGAATTGGCTATGACGACGACACGGGCATCTGGAAGCAGGACCTTGACCCGTCCAACCCTGACGCCATTGGGAGCGGGACTTCATACGCCATCGCAGCAATGGACATGGGAGCAAGTGCAGAAGACGCTGTGCGGGCCGCGATGAAGCGAGACATCTTCACTGGTGGCTTAGTCAGAACGATTACAATAATCGACCCAACTACCGCTTGAAGCTTCGCCAGCTCAAAGCTATGATTGAATGACACAACCAACGCAAGCGACGTGGCGAACAGCTGCCACCAGCCCGCATCACGCGGAAACCTAATTCAATAGGAGACCGATATGCCTACCTTGCTCATCCTCGCTTCGATCTCCTTTGCAGCCGCAGGGCTTGCAGTACCATCGACCATCTGTTTCTGCGCTGCCGCGTATCTCTGGGAGCGGCGCAGGGCCTGAATCAAAGAGCAACAGTCCTTCCACAAGGCATTGCCTCCACACCTTCAGCAAGTGTGGGGGCTTTTTTATATGTGAACGATTACACTAGACATACCCAAACCGCCATCACGAGGACGAACCAATGGCCACCACGAAGAAGAAGCCTGCAAGCAAGAAGCCAGAAAAGAAAAAGTCGGAGTTCTACCCGAAGATTAAATCCACCAAGCGCAACGGCCTCGGTAGCTACTGATGACCATCGAGCTGGCGCTATGCATCATCCTGGCGATAGGGAGCTATCCGCTTTCAAAGAGCATCTCAGCGCACTACGTCCTGTTCGCTGGGGTGAATTTCGCCATGCTCGGTTACACAGAGTTCGACTCATCCCTCCTTGCGATCGTGTTCATGTGCCTGGCAGTAACAGACGCAGCCCTATTCATCTCTGGCGGTCGAGCTATCCTCTTGCTCAGTGCTGCCGCATCAGTGGCCCTCGGCCTTGAATCCATGCTCAACATGGACTGGCTCCTGCGCCACGGCACCTACCTGAACGCCATCGTAAACGCAGTGATTGTTGCCAGTTTGATTAAGGGGAAGCGCCAGTGGACGAATGGAAGATAGGGGCATTATTTATACTTATGGCGTTCAGCCTGTTAGTGTTCTCGCATATTCGGCACGGATCAAAGATCAAGAGGTTCACAGATGAGCGATTTACAGCACGTCCTACAGGAGATACAGGCGCAGAAGTCAGCCACTGCCAGCCTCATGGCGAAGATGTCTGAAGTGTGCGGGGAGATGCGCGTGCTGGTGACCGAGCTTAGGCACACCCAGACCAGCTATGAGTCGATGAACATGCGCCTATCGGTCGTTGACCAGCAGATCCGCGCTATTCAGCTTGAGAGCGCAACCAACAAGCCAATCCTCGACATCGCCAAGGCCATGTATCGCAGTCAGTGGATCACGATCATTGCTGCTGCAGGTGTTGCGATCGCCTCCAACTGGTCAAAACTCGTAGGGTAGTGATTAATGGCCAGACCATCCAGCTACCGACCGGAGTATGCAGAGCAAGCCATAAAGCTTTGCAAGCTGGGGCTTATTGACAAAGAGATAGCGAAGTTCTTCTCTGTGTCAGAGCAGACACTCAATGCTTGGAAGACCAAATACCCGGAGTTCCTTGAGGCCCTAAAAGGTGCGAAGACATATGCTGACGCCGAGGTGGCCGCAAAGCTGTTCCACCGCGCAACAGGTTATGAGCATCCAGAAGTCGACATCCGCGTCATTGATGGACAGATAATCCAAACCCCTCTGATCAAGCACTACGCCCCAGATACCACTGCTGCCATATTCTGGCTCAAGAACCGTCGCCCTGACCTGTGGCGCGACAAGCTTGATGCTGACGGATCGGTTGAGGGGCAGATCAGACAGGCAGAACTTGAGCGTAGACAGATCGAGCTTAAGCAGATGAAGGCGAATGGAGGGTCATCGATGGAGACCGTCCTGCGCGAACTCATCGGGAAGCTGCCAGGATGACGACAGGGAACATCCTCCTAGACCGTCAACTCGCACGGTGGTATCCACTGACGGACCACGCTGTGCAGCTTGAGTTGATGCAGGCGGTGCCGAACGGTATTCGCTTCCCATTGGTGCCGGCCGGGCGTCGAAGTGGCAAGACGGAGCGATTCAAGCGCTTCCTCACCAAGCAGGCGTTTGAAGTCCCTGGCATGTACTTCGCTGCGGCCCCGACCCACGACCAAGCCAAGAAGATCTATTGGGATGAGCTGAAGGCCTTCACGCTATCCAGCATGCATTCCCGCCGCCCTTCAGAGTCAGACCGGATCATCTATCTGGACAACGGTAGCGAGATCCACATCCTCGGCCTAGACAAGCCTCAGCGTATCGAGGGTATCCCGTGGAAGGGGGGTGGTATCGATGAGTTCGCCGACCTGAAAGCCGGTGCATGGCAAGAGAACATTCTCCCGGCTCTGAACACTGTAAACCCGATGGATCCAGACTATCGGGCATGGTGTTGGCTCCTTGGCGTACCTGATGGCCTGAACCACTACTACGACCTGTGCATGAAAGCAGAGTCTGGCCTTGATCCAAACTTCAAGGTGTTCCACTGGAAGTCTTCCGAGATCCTTCCCGAAGACGTGATCGTTGCCATGAAGCGCGCGATGTCGCTCAAGCAGTTCAGGCAGGAGTTCGAAGCATCGTTTGAGACGGCATCGGGCAAGATCTATGACGACTACGACAAAGCGAACCACACCACCGAGACGATCCAGGCACACGAACAGCTGATGTGGATGCACGACCAGAACTACACGCCCCTGTCATCTGCCGTGGGTGTGAGGCGAAACGACGGGAAGGATCTGTACCTACTGGATGAGATCGTGCTGACCAGCGCTGTATCTAAGCAGTCGGCTCTGGAGTTCGTTGAGAAGTTCAAGGACCACTTCAACAAGAACGTCATCATCTACGGCGACCCGGCTGGGCAGGCAGGCGAGAAGCATGGTCACGCATCTGACTACACTGACATCGAAAGCGTGCTGCGCGCCAATGGCTGGACATTCCAACGCAAAGTGAAAGCTGCTCATCCAGCGATCAAGGACAGGCAGAACTCGGTGCGTGCCAAGATCGCCACAGCCGACGGGCACCGAAGCCTGTTCGTCAACCCGGTCACCGCTGAGTGGTGCGACAAGGGCCTGGCCACGGTCCAACTTCAGGAAGGATCGACCTTCCAAGAGGACCAGAAGAACCCATACCAGCACATCACTACGGCTATCGGTTATTGTATAGACGTAGAATGGCCAGTCCTCTTCAAGAAAGACATCAAGGTCACCCCGCTCCCAACCATCAACCATTACGGCAGGAAATAACATGGCGCGCACGAAAGAAGAACGGGAGCGGGACATCCACTCGACTGCGATGATCCAGTTCGACAACATCCAGTCGGCGGTGAGGGATGAGCGCAAGCAGTGCTTGCAGGATCGACGCTTCTATTCGATTGCCGGCGCGCAATGGGAAGGCCCTCTTGAGCTTCAGTTTGCGAACAAGCCGAAGTTCGAAGTGAACAAGATTCACCTTGCTGTCATCCGAATCATCTCCGAATACCGCAACAACCGGATCACGGTTGACTTCGTGAGCAAGGACGGCAGCGAGAATGACAAGCTGGCCGACACCTGTGATGGCCTGTACCGCGCTGATGAGCAAACCAGCACCGCCGATGAAGCATACGACAACGCATTCGAAGAGGCTGTAGGTGGTGGCTTCGGGGCGTGGCGGCTGCGAGCCAAGTACGAGGATGAAGAGGATGAAGACGACGACAAACAACGGATCTGCATAGAGCCAATCTATGACGCCGACAGCTGCGTGTTCTTCGATCTCGACGCCAAGCGCCAGGACAAGGCCGATGCCAAGCATTGTTTCGTGCTGAGTTCCATGTCCCACGGTGCTTATGAGGATGAGTACGACGACAGCCCGGCTACATGGCCCAAGGATATTGACGACACCGAGTTTGACTGGGCAACTCCTGACGTGGTCTACGTCGCCGAGTACTACGTCATTGAAAAGCTGAAGGAGAACGTTCAGGTCTGGCGCAGCCTGGATGGCACTGAGACCAAGTACAAGGACGCCGACTTCAAGGATGACGAGGAGCTTGAAGACACCCTGCTTGCCATTGGCAGCCGCAAGGTCCGCGAGAAGAAGGTCAAGTGCATCAAGGTGCACAAGTACATCCTGTCCGGCGCCCGGGTGCTTGAGGACTGCGGCTATCTGCCCGGCAAGTGCATCCCGATCGTGCCGATGTACGGCAAGCGCTGGTTCGTGGACAACGTAGAGCGTTGCATGGGGCACGTCCGCCTTGCTAAGGATGCACAGCGCCTGAAGAACATGCAGTTGAGCAAGCTGGGAGAGATCAGCGCGCTCGGATCGATCGAGAAGCCTATCCTGCTGCCTGAGCAGGTGGCCGGGCATCAGTTGATGTGGGCCGAGGACAACCTGAAGAACTACCCATACCTCCTGTTGAATCCGATCACCGACGCCAATGGTCAACAGATGCCGGCCGGCGCTATCGGGTACACCAAGGCCCCAGAGATCCCCGCGGCGATGGCCGCCCTGCTGCAGATAACCGAGACGGACATCCAAGACCTGCTTGGCAACCCTCAGGCCGGCGAACAGATCCGCTCGAACATCTCGGACAAGACCGTTGAGCTGGCGCAGAACAGCCTGGGCATGCAGACCTTCATCTACCTGAGCAACATGGCCAAGGCTATGCAGCGGTCCGGGGAGATCTGGCTGTCCATGTCCAAGGACGTTCTGATCGAGGAAGGCCGGAAGATGAAGACCTTGTCGGCCAAGGGGGATGTCGGCAGCGTTGAGATCATGAAGCCGGTGTACGGGGAGAAGGGGACCACCTACGAGAACGACCTGTCCGAGGCGAAGTTTGATGTCGCCGTGGATGTCGGCCCATCCTCCAGCAGCAAAAAGTCCGCAACCATCCGCCAGCTCATCGACATGATGAAGATCGCATCTGATCCTGAAACCATGCAGGTGATCGGCGCCATGATCATGATGAACATGGAAGGTGAGGGTGTCGAAGAGGCCGCCGGGTACTTCCGCAAGAAGCTGGTCAGCATGGGCGTTGTCGAGCCGACCGAGGAAGAGGCGAAAGAATTGGCAGATGCGCAGGCCAATGCCAAACCCGATCCAAACACCGTATACTTGCAAGCTGCGGCACAAGAGGCTGAGGCCAAGGCGGTTAAGGCTCGGGCTGACACAATCAATGTGCTGGCCACTGCCGATAAGTCCAAGGCCGAGACGGTCAAGATTGCCCAGGAGATCGATGCCGGTCAGCAGGATCAGGCCCTGGCGCTCATCGAGAAGTTCCAGCAGGGTATTCCTCCTCCTGCTGACGTGACCGTAGTAGCAACAGACGCAACACCACCCGCGCCTAGTGCGCAGTAAAGGCAACCGGGCCGCCATTTAGAGCCCGAGCACCGGAGATACGCATGAATCGATTTGTACATTCAACTCTTCGCCACTTCTTGCAGGCGCCTATCACTGAAGGTGGCGAAGGTGGTGGTGGCTCCAATGAGCAGGAGGAGCAACAGGAAGAGGAAGAAGAGCAGGAAGAGCATGAGGAGGGCGAAGAGGAAGAGGTCGTCGTCTCCATTGCCGGCGAGAAGCAGCCCGAGGAAGAGGAAGACGTAGCGTCCGCGCCATCCTGGGTGAAGGACCTGCGCAAGAAGAACCGTGAAGACCAGAAGCGTATCCGTGAGCTGGAAGAACTGGTTCGCAAACAGGAAGCGCCGAAGTCTGCCGCGCCAGTGCTGGGCAAGAAGCCCACAATGGAAGACGATGACGTTGATTGGGATGCTGACAAGTTCGAGGCCAAGCTGACCAAGTGGCATGACACCAAGCGCGAGATCGAGCGTCACGAGCGTGAGCAGCAGGAGTCAGCCAACAAGCAGAAGACCGAGTGGGAGGCGCGTCTAGCCACCTACAACACGGCAAAAGCTGGCCTAAAGGTCAAGGATTACGATGATGCCGAAGAGAACGTAAAGAGCGCTCTCGACGTCACACAGCAGGGCATCACTGTGCAGGGTGCTGAGAACGCGGCCCTGGTGTTCTACGCCCTGGGCAGTAACCCGAAGAAGCTGGCCGAACTGGCCGCCATCAAAGACCCGATCAAATTCGCCTTCGCCATTGCGAAACTGGAGACTCAATTGAAAGTACAAGGTCGTAAGTCTGCGCCGCCACCAGAGAAGACTGTCACCGGTAATGGCCGCATCAGCGGCGGTGATGCCACCCTGGAGCGTTTGCGTGCCGAAGCTGAGAAGACGGGCGACCAGAGCAAGGTCGTTGCATACAAGCGAGCTCAGCGCCAGAAGCAGAACGCCTGATATTTGATTTAGTCAGGATTGAGGTTATAGTATCCGCGTGAGTGAATGCGCAGGCTGATGCGCAAGGGGCCATAAACACGCAGGGATATCCCCCTGGTAAGCCGGAGTTCAGCACCGGCCACTCACAAAGAACACAGGTCGAACCAAGCCGAAAGGTTGACGCCCTGCATCAAGATCTCCGATTAGCGTCGGAGATCCGGGATGTAAAAAGCGCATAGGTGACTTACAGGAAAGACTGTACCCAAAGGATTCGCCATCCCATCGGCAGCGCTACATGAAGCCCGCCATCCAGGCCCTAAGTGGATGAGTAAAGACCGGACATTCCGTCCCAATTTTCTCATTCATTAAGGTGCAATCATGAGCAATAGTTTTTCAAAGGAAGAGCGCGTAGCGTTTGAGGATATCCTCGAAGGCTTCGATGACGCTCTCGTTCTGTCCCGCAACGTCTCCAAGTACAACACCGACCAAGAGTCGATGGAGCGTTCTTCCGACACCATCTGGCGCCCAATGCCGTACATCGCACAGTCGTTCGATGGCATGGACCAGACCCCCAACTTCGTCGACAACACCCAGCTGTCCGTGCCGGCGCGCATCGGCTTCAGCAAGTCTTCGCCGTGGATCATGGACGCCAAGCAGCTGCGTGATGCGCTGCAAGAGAACCGTCTGGGCAAGGCTGCCTATCAGAAGCTGGCATCTGACATCAACGTTGCGATCATGAACGTTGCTGCGCTACAGGGCACGTTGATCGTCAAACGCACCTCGGCAGCTCAAGGCTTCGACGACGTCGCCCAGGCTGAAGCGATCATGAACGAGCAGGGCGTCCAGTCGATGGACCGCTATCTGGCTTTGTCGACACGCGACTACAACGGCATGGCGAACAACCTGTCGGTGGCTTCCCGCTCGTTCGGCAACAAGAAGTCCGACAACGCTTACGAGAAGGCTTTCGTGGGCGAAGTGGCTTCCTTCGAGACCTACAAGCTGGACTACGCGAACCGCATCACTGCGGCTGCCGGCGGCGCTGGCTTGACCATGTCCACTCTGGTGGGCGCGGCCAACTACTGGATTCCGAAGGCGACCTCTGTTGCGTCCACCGGTGAAACCAGCAACGTCGATAACCGCTACCAGCGTGTGACCGTGTCCAGCACCACCAACGTTGCAGCAGGCGACTGCCTGACCTTCGCTGGCGTGAACGCTGTGCACCACATCACCAAGGTGGACACCGGACAACTGAAGACCTTCCGCGTAATCTCGGTTGACTCGGCTACCACCATGACCATCAGTCCTCCGATCATCTCGGGTCAGGGTGGCACCGATGCCGAAGCTCAGTACAAGAACGTAACCGTGACCCCGTCGGGCACTGCTGCCATCGTCTTCCTGAACACCGTGTCGGCCTATGCCAACCCGTTCTGGTTCAAGGATGCGTTCGAGATCCTGCCTGGCCGTTACGCCGTGCCGGATAACTCGGGCGCAGCGATCATGCGTGGTACGACTGAGAACGGTATCGAACTGGTCATGCAGAAGCAGTACGACATCAACACCATGAAGACCAAGTATCGTGTGGATACCCTCTTCGGTGTGGTGTGTGCTCAGCCGGAGATGGCAGGGCTCATACTTTTCAGTCAAACGTAGAAATATCAAGCACTTAGGGCCCTCGGGCCCTTTGTTCTAACCCCAGAATTCAGAGGTTTATCATGTCCAGAATCATCTACAACCAAGGCACAGCATCTGTTGTCGTCCCTGCGGCCGGCAGTGTGGCTGTCTACTCCCGTGACGGCGTAACTGTTCGCCAGTTGACCGTCACCCCGAACCAGCCGCCATCTTACGGCGTCCTAGGCGTGGCGCTGCCGTCGGTAGTAACCACGTTCGGCCCGTTCACAAACGCTACGACCCTGGAGATCAACGGTAATGCCGGCGAGTCGTACTACTCGGTTGGTACTGCTCCGTCTATCTCGGACGTACAGTCCGCGCAGTATCAGCCAACGCCGGTAGCACTCAACGCAACCGGCGCACTGACCTCTGCGGCAATCCTCGGCGGGATCGTCACATCCACCACTGCCGCTGCTGTAGCTGGCACCTTGCCTACTGGCACCGTGCTCGATGCCGCATCGACGTTTGATGTGAACGATTCGTTCGACTGGGCAGTTATCGCTACTGGCGCGAACGCCTTCACCGTGACTGCTGCGGCTACGCACACCATCGTCGGCACAGCTGTTGTGGCAACCGCTACTTCTGGCAAGTTCCGCACCGTGAAGACTGCGGCGAACACGTTCGTTACTTATCGGATGAGCTGATATGGATGACTCCCAGCGGTTGGATTCTCTTGCGCTTCACGGTCTATGCGTTGCTCAAATTGCAGATATCGTTGACGGCGAGTGGTCTTTCCGCTGGGTTTGTCATTTCGGAATAGATCAAAGCATTGAGGCTCAGACTATTCGCGAGGTCATTGATGCGGCCGTAGAAGCAATCGAGAGAGGATGAATAATGTTTCCGACCATAGTCTACAAAACCCCAGGCACCCATGCGCGCGCTGGCGGGACCTACAACTATCGCGGCATTGAAGACGCTGCAGCCCTCGAAGCTGCGTTGGCTGAAGGATGGTTCCTGACTTTGCCCGAAGCGATTGCAGGAAAGGCCGACGAGCCTGTTGATAATTCGGCGCCTACTCGTGAAGAGCTGGAAGCCAAAGCCGCCGAGCTGGGCATCCAGTTCGATGGCCGCACTACCGACAAGAAGCTTGCCGAGAAGATCGAACACGCCCTTGGCGAGCAGGAGTAACTGTCATGGGGTGGACTAAGCGCCAGTACGTCGAGAAGGCCTTCTCCAAGATCGGCTTGGCTGGATACGTCTTCGATCTCACCCCTGATCAGCTTCAGGACGCCATGAGCGACCTTGATTCTATGATGGCTGCCTGGAACGCGAAGGGTATTCGCATTGGTTACCCGATGCCGAGCAGCCCTCTTGCCGGCGACCTTGACGAAGAGACAAACGTGCCGGACGCTGCCAATGAGGCCATCTATTACGGACTTGGTGTGCGTATCGCGCCAGGGTATGGCAAGACCGTACCGCAATCTGTCGCCTTCTTCGCCAAGCAGGCCTATGACCAGCTCCTCGCTATTGCTGCTGTGCCTCCAGAAAGACAGTTCCCGTGCGAACTCCCGGGCGGTGCTGGCAACAAGCCGTGGCGCAATAACGACAGCCCTTTCATCCGGCCGCCGCGCGATCCGCTTGATGCGGGGCCCGACAGCGAAATTGAATTCACCTGAGGTCTGACATGACAACTATCGACAAGCTGACCAGAACTGACACCGTAAGCGCTGGTGATGTGGTTCCGGTCTATGTGCAGAACCAGGGCGATGCACGAGGCGCTGCAATGTCGGTATTGCAGGCCTACATGCAGGCCAATCTGACCTTTCCGGCCATCCCTACATTCACAGGCGTTGAGCAGTTCAGCACCCAGTACGCCGCTCCATCCTCTACCGGGTTCAGCGTCCAGATTACCAACAGCTCCGACAATACCCATCTGATCCTAACGCCGACTGCCGGTTTTGCCGCTGGGACCATTGTCCTGCCGCAAGTACTCAATGTCGTCGACAAGCAAACTGTTCTAGTGAACTGCACGCAGACAGTCACGGCCTTGACGATCAGCCCAAACGGTGCGCTCGCCGTAACCGGTGGGCCTACTACGCTGCTGGCCGGCGATTCGTTCTTGCTGATGTATGACCTGTTGACGCAGTCGTGGTATCAGATTGCGAGCACCCAGAACAACTACGCCGCGGCGGTGCTCACCTTCCTTGCGTCGGCCACGTCGGCTAACTTGCGTGCCGCTCTCAGTGATGAGACTGGGACGGGTGTTGCGGTATTCAGCACCTCGCCATCTCTCGTTACGCCAAACATCGGCGCAGCGACAGCTGACTCGTTGCAGCGCGGCGCCATCCCATTCAAAACAGCAAACTTTACCCTGGCTGCTACTGAAAACTGGGTTATCTGTAACGGGACTGGCACGATCACTGTCACGCTACCAGCCCCGGCATCGTTTGTCGGGCGTGAGGTGATGCTGAAGACGGTTGCGGCGTTTACCGTTGTCTCGGCTTCGGCAAACGTTTCTCCGCTAGCTGGAGGCGCGGCCGGGACAGCTATCCTTGCAGCGGTTGCTGGGCGCTGGGCGACTCTCGTCAGTGATGGCTCAAACTGGGTCATCATGCAGTCCAACTGATCACCAATCTTCAGGAGATTCGAATGAGCATCAGGGCACCATTTGAGCCGCGCCGCGGTACGAACCAAGTTGTCACTCCGGCTGCTGCGTCAGCATCAGTTCCAATTGACCCTGTCGCGAAGTCGGTCAGGCTTGTGAACAGTGGCGCTGCCATTTGTCATGTCCGCATCGGCCCGACCAAGACTGTGGCTGAACCGGCAACCACGGCTGACATGCCTGTCCGCTCCGGCGAGTCTGTCATTATCCAGAAAGGCGACGGTGACAACCTGATCGCCTATATCTCAGTAACAGGGACGACGCTGCACATCCAGACCGGTGAAGGTGGATCATGAGCATTCGCGCGCCATTTGAGCCCCGTCGTGGAGCCAATCAGGTATTTGGCATTACGCCGGTATCGGGCTCGACCAGTATTGACCCGAAGGCGAAGTCAATACGTATTGTGAATAGTGGCGCGAACCTTTGTTACATCCGGGTTGGGACTGGTGCTCAGACGGCATCGACTGCCGATATGGTTGTTCTCGGAAACACATCGGTGATCGTTTCCAAGGGGGAGGGCGAGGACACCATCGCTGCCATCTCGCCATCCGGCACGACCCTCCATGTTCAGACTGGCGAAGGCGGAATATAACCGTGCAAATATCCGTTCTCAGCGGCACATACTCAGACCCTGATGCGGATTTCCGTACTTCATACCCTGTCAATCTAATTCCGGTTCCAAAGGATAGCGGGATCTCCAAGGGATATCTTCGCCCGGCTGATGGCGTGGTTGAAGTAGGAACAGGCCCAGGCATTGACCGTGGGGGGATAAACTGGCGCGGCACGCACTATCGCGTGATGGGCACGAAACTTGTCAGCATCACGGCGACGGGGGTCATCAACGAGCTGGGGGATGTCGGCGGCGCTGGTCAAGTCACGTTCGATTACTCGTTCGATAGGCTGGCTGTTACGTCCTCAGGCAGCATGTACTACCTGATCGGGACAAGCCTTACCAAAGTAACCGACCCTGACCTTGGCGTTGCCCTGACGGTCGTATGGGTTGACGGGTACTTCATGACGACTGACGGGACATCGTTAGTCGTGACCGACCTTGACAACCCGTTCTTGGTAAACCCGTTGAAATACGGAAGCTCCGAGGCTGACCCTGACCCAGTGGTCGGGCTGCTCAAGATCCAAAATGAGATTTACGCATTAAACCGGTACACGATCGAGGTATTCGACAACATCGGCGGTGATCTTTTCCCTTTCCAGCGAATCGAGGGTGCGCAAATTCAAAAAGGCGCTGCGGGCACTCATTGCTGCTGCGTTATTGAAGACTCGGTTGCGTTTCTTGGTGGCGGCCGCAACGAGGCCCCTGGTGTTTACATTGGGTCAAACAGTCAGGCTATAAAAATATCCACTCGCGAGATCGATCAAATCCTTGAGACCTATACGGAAACCCAGTTGTCGCTGTCGGTGATGGAGGCCAGAGTCGATAAAGGCCATCAGCACCTGTTGCTGCACCTTCCGGACAGGACGATTGTGTATGACCTCGCAGGGTCTTCTGCCGTGCAGCAGCCTTTGTGGTTCGTTCTTACGAGCGGGATTGTCGGGTTCTCTTTGTATCGTGTGCGGAATCTGGTCTGGGTCTTTGATGGCTGGCAATGCGGCGACCCGACCACCAACAAGATTGGCAGACTGGATGACAGCGTCTCTACGCATTTCGGAGAGATGGCCCGATGGGAGTTCGGAACCACGATCCTGTACAACGCGAGCATGGGTGCTGTTATCCATCAGCTTGAGTTGGTGTGCCTGACTGGTCGGATTGCCCAGGGTAAAAACCCGACCATTACGACCTCATACTCTCTCGATGGCGAAGTCTGGAGCATGGAAAAGCATATCTACGCAGGAAAGATTGGTGACAGGAACAAGCGGATCGTTTGGTTCCAGCAAGGCCATATGCGCAACTGGAGAATCCAGAGGTTCATGGGGACCAGTGACGCCCATATTTCTATTGCACGACTGGAGGCTCAGCTTGAGCCGCTGACGGCCTGACCATGGCAGATAACAACGCAATTCAGCCAATCACCCGTGACCAGCTGGCAAAGTTTCTTCCTGACAACGACACTATTCGGCGGTTCGAGAAACTGTTCCAGCTGGTCGGGACTACAACGCCGGCGAACATTGACGTGATCTTCCGCCTCATTGATGAGGTGACCATCAGCGCCGGGACCGGTAATGCAGCGGCGAACAGTGCCAATGCTTCGCTTGACGCTATTGCTCAAGCGCTGGCGGTTCTTTCAAGTGCGCCGCCACAACAGCCACAAACACAGCCTGACAATCTGCAGCCACCTATTCAATCCGGAAACGGTCCCGATGACCTATCCCCCCCTATCCAGGTTGGGACGCTTGGTCAGCAGCAGGCGGACCGTGTTCGAATTACCGGCGGGAGCATTGACGGGACCGTAATTGGCGCCACTACGTCAGCGGCCGCAACAGTTTCAACACTCACATCAGCCGGGACCGTGGTTGTCGGCGCTCTGCTCAACCTGACCTCGGCCGGGGCTGGGCAAATCCAGTTTCCGGCGACTCAGAATCCCAGTGCAAACGCCAACACGCTTGACGATTACGAGGAAGGGACGTGGACGCCGGTCCTGACATTCACAACTCCGGGTGACTTAAACGTCGTCTACGGGACAAGGACAGGCACATACACCAAGGTTGGCAACAGCGCGAGGGTTGACTGCAACTTGGTCACCACAACATGGACATGGACAACCTCAAGCGGGACGCTGGCCGTTACAGGGCTTCCGTTTGCTGCTGGCACGGTCGCAGCCGCGGCTATAGGTAACCTGACAGCGCAGCCCGGGGCCAATCTTCAACCATTTGCCCAGGTAATCGGCGTTGGCGTACAGTTCCTGGCTGTAAACGTCACAACATCTGCCGTGGCCAACATCGTGCCGGCCGCACTCCCATCAGGGGCGCAGCGCACAGTGGTTCTTGGCGCAGTGTACGGAACATAACGAGGCAAGCCATGATTGAGCGAAAAACAGTCGTCGAACTGATCGAGATCCCGCGAGAAGGAGGTATCCAGGTGAGAATGGCGTTCCTTCTTGTCGAGGATGGCCGCGAGTCATTCGAGGCGTGGCATCGTTCTGCGGTGCCGGAAGGGGTGTCGCTGCCAGAACAGTTCCAGTTTATCCAAGACCATTTGGTAGAGATGGGTAAGGCCCCGTTGTTACAGGAAGATATTGACCGGGCGGCAATGTTTTATGAGTTGGCTACGAGCTTACCGTCGCCGACTAAACCAACACAACAGGAGCCACAGCCATGACTGTAACGGTAAAGAACATCATCCCGCGCAAGCAGGCCGAGGGCGCGGAGACAACGCAATATACGGCTAACGGCTGCAAGACGATTATCGACAAGTTCACCGTCACCAACACAACAGCAGGCACTGTTGCGATCACGGTGAAGCTGATTGCGTCAGGCGGATCTCCTGGCGCTTCGAATACGGTGATCAGTGCCAAGGGGATCGCGGCCGGAGAGGCCTATACGTGCCCAGAGCTTGTCGGTCAAACGCTTGAGCCCGGCGGATTTATCTCGACACTGGCTGGAGCTGCCACATCCTTGACTATTAGCGCATCAGGCCGCGAAATTACGTAAGCGTTGCGCTATTATTCACCAAGCTGAGAAATTAGAGCATCCAGCGGCTCGCCAACCCAGAAATGGAGAGCCGCATGATCGTCATTGACGACTTCCTGCCAGAGTTCGACGAACTCCAAAAGTACGCACAGACGGCCACGTTTACTGACGTGGTGAACTCGTTTGATGGTGTCACTTACCCGCTGATTTGCCAGGACATCCCAGACCGTATCCGGGAAGACGTGCTTAACGGCATCTGCGCAGAATTCGGCTTCCCCGAGAACCCTACGATGTTCCTGCGACGCTCTCCCGCCGGTGTTCCGTGTCCGCACCAAGTCCACTCAGACGCCAGCATGGGCACTCATAGCCTGATGCTGTACCTGAACTCCGAAGATGACTGCAAAGGCGGCACAAGCTTCCTGAGCCACCGCCAGAGCGGGATCGCATACAACCCGGCTGAGCCGATGTTCGTAGGCGTGGTCGTCGAAGACCAGAACCGTCCTGAAGCCTGGGATATCCGAGACATGGTTGCAATGAAGCCGAATCGCGCCGTGATCTTTGATGCCTCGCGCCTGCATCGGGCAGAACCTGTCGGAGGATTTGGCGACACGCATGAAAACACCAGGGTCGTCCTGACCTGCTTCTTCACGAGGGCTGAATAATGGTCCGCGACGGAACAGCAGAAGACTTGCCGGCTGTCGTTGAGATGGCGCGTGAGTTCTGGACGCACACCATGTACGAAGAGCCATTCGATGCAGATTACGTCGCCTTCATGGCCGCGATGTCGATCGAGCATGGTCTTCTGGCAATCCTTGAGGTTGACGGCGTGATCGAGGGCTTCACCGCCGGCCTCAAGTCCCCGTTGCTCGCCTGCGCGGCAGTGCTGAGCGGGACTGAGATCGCATGGTGGGTCAACCCTGAAGCAAGGAAAGGTCGGAACGGCATCGCACTGATGCAGCACATCGAAAAGATGGCAAGGGCTCAAGGCGTCAAGTATTGGAACATGATCGTTATGGAGTCGTGCCAACCTGAAGTCGGCGCGGCGATTTACACACGACTTGGATATAAGAAATCCGAGACTTCCTACACGAGGGTTTTGTGATGGCAGCAACAACAGCAGTCGTCGGCGCCACAGTTGCGGCGAGCGCTTATTCGGCTAGCCAGTCAAAGAAGGCCGCTGGTAAAGCTGCAGATGCGCAATCAGAAGCATCTGAAGCAGGTATCGCGGAACAGCGCCGTCAGTACGACAAGATGGTCGAACTCCTATCGCCTTATGTGAAGGCTGGCACCGGCGCGCTGTCCGGCCAGCAAGATATTCTCGGGCTTAATGGTCGGGTCGCTCAAGACGCAGCTGTTGGGGCGATTGAAAGCTCGCCATATTTCGGCTCAGTGGTTAAGCAGGGGGAGAACGCGATCCTTTCCAATGCCTCAGCCACGGGCGGTCTGCGCGGCGGGAACACACAAGGCGCGCTAGCACAGTTCCGGCCTCAGCTGTTGAACCAACTTGTTCAGCAGCAGTACGCAAACCTCGGCGGTCTGACATCGATCGGCCAGAACTCGGCGGCACAGACTGGTAACCAGGGCATGCAGTCAGCCAGCAATATCGGCAACCTGCTCGCGCAGTCCGGGCAAGCGCAGGCGGGCGGCTACATCGGCGCGGCGAACGCAACGAATCAGGCCATCGGCAACCTATTCCAACTGGGTGGCGCCGCATACGGCGCAGGAGCGTTCTAAATGGCCGGCCCATTCGATTACAACATCCAGCAGCCGGACATTGCCGGCTCTCTTCTAGGCGGCATTGCGGCGGGTCAGCAGCTCGGCCAGCAGCGCGCTCAGATCGACCAGGCTGCCCAGTACAAGGCGGATCTGCAGAACTACCTCGCCAACCCATCACCGCAAGCCGCGTCTGAGATGTCGGTGAAGTACCCGAAGCAGCGCGAGGCATACAAACAATCCTGGGACATCTTGAGCAAAGACCAGCAAGACCAAACCTTTAGCGCAGGAACCCAGGCTTACAGCGCGATCCAGAACGGCAAGCCTGAAGTGGCCGCCAGCATCGTCGACAAGCAAATCCAGGCCATGGAGAACTCCGGCCAGGACGCTTCGAGCCTGATCAAGATCAAGGAAGCCATCCAGCAAGACCCGCAGGGCGCCGGGGCAAGCATCGCCCTCGGGCTGTCATCGCTGGAGCCTGAGCGCTGGGGCAAAATCGCGACCGAGCTGCGCGCCTCTCAGGTTGCACCAGCACAGGCACAGAAGGCCCTGGCCGACGCAACGAA